GTCCGCCTTGTGGGAGCAACGCGTTTTACCGTAGAAACTCAATTCATTAGCGCGTAACGGGTCGACAATTTAACGTCGGGTCGACATGACGAGTCATTTAACGTTGGACTCAAACGTCAACCAAGTTATCTAATATACCTAAGAAACAATGTGGATTGGTATTCACCTTCAGAGCCAAACTCTTAGAAGTTACTGACCTAACCAGACCAAAAGAAGGGATACTCTAATTGAACTGACAAGTTGAAAGTCACAAGCAAATTAGAGAAAAGCGAACTATAGGTAGTAAGCTACAACCGTCGCATTGATGGAACTCATAGAGCTTCGCGACCATCAATGCCAAGAGTCTCATATCGAGACCAACAAGTGGTTCTCCACTAACGAGATCAGGACACTTAAACAGCTTGAACAGAAGTCCAAGAAGGTAACTGAATCTGTGACAAAGCAAAAGTGAAACTTGATGTTGTAGTAGCAGCAGTTCCAGTAGATATTGAATTAGAGACAGTAGTGCCTGTTACATTGAAGGGGGAAGCCTTGGCTTGATCCAAATTAGAAAAGAATGCAGCACCAAGGGATGAAGAAAACTTTATATAAAAGGTATCACCAGGCTTCAAAGTTATGGCGGTATTAATTCCAGCCTCACTAACAACCCAAGCATTAGCTGTTGTAGCACCAGTACCAATGGTAGCCGACACTAATATAGCCTTAGCGATAACGGTATTAGGAGCGGTAATGCCAGAAAAAGTGACCACAACCGTATTCCCGACTGTAGGATTGGCGGCTTGTGTGCCGGAAACCACTGTCCAGTCGGCCCATGAATAGACTGCGAAAGGTCGAGGTGTATAAATGGGATTGCGAAAAGAGATGGAATATCTAGCCATGATATAACCAGGCTGGGTGACAGTTCCGCGATTATACACGAAAAGATCACCTGCTGATGAATCACGAAGTTCACTAACTTCCTCTAGAGAATTCCATTTCCACTCCTTATCGACCATGATTGTAGTACAAAAATCTTTCCAAACGGAGCACAGGACAGCACCTTGTTTAGAAAGAGCAGTGTTAACAAAAGTGGCGGAAGTGGGATCACGTGACGTTGAATTAGGATCATTG